ATGCAATGGTTGCTAACTATATCGGACAAATTGGATTCAAAGTAGTGGAAAGGTTATGTCCAGATACGTTCCGTATCATGGACCCAACACTACCGGATGCATCTTACTATCTATCAGGTGACTACAAGGATAGTACAGATAATCCACCGTTCCGAGTTTTTCGTGCAGTTTGGAGAGAAATCTTAAACCACACCGAATTACCGGGAAACGATCGAACAATTTTGTACGATTATATAAAGCGCTTAATCGGCCCTCATGACGTTATCGACTCGAGTGAGCGGATGTGGATGAACCACTACCGCAGTAACTTCGCCAATGTATTCGAATACAAAGATGAAGAAAAAGAGTCGGTATCTTTCTGGGGAAGTCCGATGGAAAACTATCTAAATCTTTTTAGAAGTAAGTATTTAGAAAAGTATCCCGATGTACAGAGACCGTAGGATTCCAATCGGGCCCACCAATCTGCCTTACGGCTTCAAGGTAGGCACTTCGAGAGCAATCTAAGTTTCGATTACTCAGCGTTATTGTCTATACTACAGACTCAACTCCCTGCGGGTTTTAAAACCAAAAAGAGAGGTATCCATATGTGCTATGGCATATCATTCCCTGCCATGACAGTACTTAACCAAGTCTGTCATACTATGTGGGCCGTGTCTATGAGAATATTCCCAAAGACACCATGGTCCACGACAGGAGATGATAATTCATCAGCGCATAAGGCAGAGATTCTATAGATAGGTTAGTAGAGGCTCAAGAGGCAGTCGGTTTTGTTGTTAACCGACCGAAGAGTTTTATATCCCAGCTGGGTTATATCCATGCCGAGAATCTCTACTTAAAACTAGGAAATGGGATTACCGAGAAACAGCCAGTGTTCCGGTTTAGAACCATATTCCCGGTAGATAATGCAAATAAGTGGGTTACAATGCCTAGAGCGGCTTACGACCAAAAAGAAGGTCTACACCCCGAGCAATTTCACCGGTTAATGCAATATATCTACAATAGGTACTGTTATGATTATAACAACCTATATACAATGGGTA